AGCACCAACAGAACCAGTAACCCAAGTTTTCATTCTTCGGTCATCAGTTTGTGAAGCTCTATATCTTACGTGTAAGAAAGGTCTCTTCATGCTTTGCCCAACAGTTTGATCATAAACTGAAGAAGTACCAGCAGGAATCATAACTCCTCTAATTGCATTAGTAGCATTAGCATCGTTAATACCACCTCTAGTAGCTTTATCGTTTAAGTATCTGAAGTCAGACTTGTAGAAGTCATAAGAACCTCTTCTGAAACCAGAGAAACCTAAATTTAACGCCATATCTTCAGAGTTGTTAAACACACCGTAAGATGTACCACCAGCTCCGTAAGAGTTCATTGAAGCTAACATGTCGTCAATAGCTAAACTAACTGATCTATTAACAAATAGCATATATTCTTCAATAGCACCTTGCTTATCAAACTCAGCAAGTATTGCATCAAACTCAGCTAAATCAGTTCCAGCGCCAAGACCAGTTATACCTGTAGTTACATTACCTCTATCTTCGATAGCTGCAAATAAACCTTCAGTACCTACAACATCAGTGTTGTCTGCAATAAATGCATCAGCACCAGTAGCAGCACCAGATCCACCACCACCAATATTGTGAGCGTTATCAGAACCAACTTCACTTTCTAACATTGACATTTCAATGTAATCAGTAAATCTAGCTCTTGTGTCAGCTTCAGCTTTTAAGTACCATAAGTAACCTGATTGTCCAGATTCAGTAGAAACTTCAACCCAACCAATTCTTGAAGAATCAGATCCTGATACTTCATAAAAATCTTTCATTATAATTGGTTTGTTAGTAAAAGTTTGAAACTTAGGCTCATTAGCTGAATGTCTTTCTTCAGTAACAGAACCAGCTGAGTTAGTATAATAACCAGTACCTTTGCCATATTCAGAACCATAAACTAATAAAGTAGTAGCTTTTGAATTTGTCAATGTACCTATTGCACTACCATCGTAAGTAGCAACTGTAATATCAGCACCTGAAATAGAAGTAACAATAGCTTTGAAAATACCATTAGTATTTGCTATTATAACAGTATCGTTAAGTCTAACAGCATGAGTAGTTGTTATTGCGTTATCATCAATATCAGATTCAACTGAAAACACAGCTGCACCTGACATATTACCTTTATAAGATATATGTAATCTTGATTGTTCAGACCATACCACCTGATCAGATGTCATAGGCTCTTCTGCACCAACTTGTGATAGGAAACCAGAAATTGTTCTAGGTCCGAAAACCTCAGCTTCTTTTTCCATCAAGTCTGGCAGGTATTGTTGTCCCCACGAGTTCGCGGTTCCTGTAAAATCTAGGTAATTTGTAGCGAAAGTCTGCTGTTGAGTAGCAGGTACGCTGTTTAAATTACCACCTCCTGTAATTGCCATAATTTTGTAATTTTAAATTGTTATTTGTTGTTTTTAATTTTGAATTTAAAATCAGAAGAAGTATCACCTAAAACTTTTATTTTCATACCACCAGCTTCAATTTCACCATGAGTTTGTCTTGGATTCATATCTACGTTTTTAGATTTAGCTATACTTTCTTTTAAAGCATCTGCTTTACCTTGGTCATAAAAATGTTTTGCGATAGCATCAGCGTTCATTGCTGTAAATAAAGATTTATGATAACCTTTTGCATCAGCCATTTCATTTTTTTCGTTCAAGAACTTCTTGACAAAATTATTGATATCGCTTTGAGCTTCTTTTACTTCATTTGTATTTCTTACGTTAAATCTATATTTTTTGTCGCCAACACTATATTCAAAACCTTTGAACTTGTCGTTAAAAACAGAATCTGTCTTTCTTAAAAAATTAGATTTTTGCGCTTCTGCTACTTTTTTAGTCTCTTCTGACTCTTTGTTATATCTATTAAAAAAATCCCAAGCTTTTTGTTGTTCAGGCGTAAGCTTTGAACCAGCTTTAATTTCTTCATAGTATTTAGACTTTTGCCCGTCTAAGTGGCTTTTAGCGTTGGCAACTTGCTCTTTTAACGCTAATTTCTTTCTTCTTATATCTTTATCATCATCTTCTTCTTCGTCATAAGAAAATTGATCTTCCATAAGAAAGCTTATTTCATCATCGTTTAAATGAGATTTAGTTTGTTTATAATATTCTCTTAATAGAGACATATCGTCTAATTTACTATAATCTTGATTTAAACGAACGTAATCGTTTATATCACCACCAGTTTCTTCCATAAAGTCTACAAGCTTTTGTATATTTTCAGGAAGTGGTTTGCCTGTTTCTTTTGCTTCAGCAATAGCTTCTTCAACTTTTTCTTCTACTTCAGCAACTTCTTCTTCAGTTGAATCTTCAGTTATTTCTTCTAGTACTACTTCTTCTTTTTTCTCTTCACTTTGTTCGGTAGACTCTTCAGGCTTTTCTTTGTTTTCTTCACGAACTTCTTTGCTAGCTTCGGATTCGTCGCGAACAGGTACCTCATCTGTGCTTTGCTTCTCAGTGGCATCTTCTTCTTTTTTTGGTGGATTATTTAAGTCAACTTTTATAATGTTGTCTTCTTTATTCTTTTTTGGTTTAGATAAATCAACTTTAACAACTTCTTCTTTATTTGTGTTTTGTTTATTATCTTTTTGCGTAACCTCTTCGATTACGTCTTCATTTTTTTCTTCCATAATATAATATAATAATAATTAATAATTTTACTTAGGTTCAAACGAGCCTAAACCGAATCCACCTCCTAGTATATCATTACCTGCGGACTCAAAGTTTTTAGGTGCTTTACCTGTTTTTCTTTGTTCAATCATCTCACTTTGTTGAGTTGCTTGAATTTTAGTTCTTTCATCTTTACGATCTTCTTTTTCTTTCTCTCTACTTTTCATGCCTTGTATCTCCATACCTTTTAGTTGCATGTTTATTTGAAACTCCATTTGCATTAGTTCTTTTTTATATTGAACTTCTTGTTGCATTTTTTGTGCTTCTAATTCTGCTTTAGCTTGTTCTAGCTTAACTTTACTTTGTGTTAAAATTTGTTCTTTTTGCATTTCAGCTTGTGCAGCGGCTTGTGCAGACTGAGCATTAGCTTGTGACTGCATTTGTATATTTTGCCTTTGTATTGCTTGATCTCTTTCTTGTTTCTTTTTTCTACGTATTTTTAACATTTCATTTGCTAATTTAACGCTTTTAATTTCCCTAAGATCAATAGCATCTTCAAGCTCTATATTACCTCTTTGCAATGCCATTTGTATATTATTTTCAAGCATCATTTTTTCTTCTTCATCAGGCATTAATTCTATAAATATACCAAAGTCATAAAGATGTAATTCTTTCATTTCATCTAATGTAGCTACATTATGTGAACCTATAGCTTGTATAAACGCTTCTTTAGTTGGTGAGTATTCTATAATGTCAGATATTCTAAGTGATAAACACTCAGCAACTTCAGCCGTTAAAAACAAACCAGCTTGTAATATGTGCCTTGTAGCTGTATTACTATTTGCAGCTGCTAATTTTTGCACACCTACTAAAGCGTTTTTATCTGGCATACTACCGTCTCTAGCTTCGTTTAATCCGGTTACATCTCTTATCATTTGTAAATAATAATTATACGTGCCTATTAAACTTTGCATTTTAGCACCACCATTGTTAGTGTTTATTTCTTGTATTGGTACTTTACCAGGGTTCATATCACCATCTTGTGTAAATGACCTACCAATAACACTACCTGTTTGGAAGAACATGTTTAAAGCTTCTTGCGGATTATAGTTTGTCCCGTTACCTAAATCTATTTCAGCTAAACCATCTGCATCTAAATAAACACCGTCAGGTATTAATCTAGACATTACTTGTTGTAGTTTTAAATGTGTAAGCTGTATCATGTCAGCAAAACCAGTGATACGTTTAACTAAGCTTTCTATTTTACCATCGTACATACGAGGCGCTACAATAGAATAATTCATTTTAACTTTAGTAAAATTACTTTTAGGGCGCATCATATTTTTAGACATCTCCCATCTCAATAATTTATTTGTACCTAATATTATTGCTCCTTCATATAAAGTTTCTATTGATCTTAATAATTTAGAATAATCACCTTCTTTGTTTTCTGGTGGATTAAAATTATCATCTTTAGGTATTATTTTATCAGCACCTGTACCATTTTCTTTAAGCTTATAAACTTCGTTCATATAAGTTTTATAATTGAAATATAAAATTTGAACTTTGTTATTGTCTTCTTTATCGGAGTTATATCTACTTCTTGTGTTGTTTTGATAATAAGATCTATTATTCATTATTTCTTCTAACTCACTCTCGGTTAAATGAGGAAACTCTTTTGCAAGTTCATTTACAGGTATTGATTTAACTTCTCCAACGTAATATATATCTTCAAAATAAGGTGAATCAGTATACGAGTAAACTAAATTAGCTGGATCAACATAATCTATAGTTACACCTTCAGAAGTATTAAATGAAGTTTTAACAGCACCTATACCTAAAACTGTTAAATCATAATAAAATCTTTTTTTCGTAAGTTCATAATTGTTACCTTCAAACAAAACGTTTAAAGCTTGTTCTTCAGCTAGTTCTACCGCTTGCTTATAGTTAAGTTGCATATGTAAGCCTAACTCTTCTTCTGATCCTGGTAAAGTTTCTCTATCGTTTTCAGCTAAAGTTATTCCAAACTCTTGCTGTGAAAAAGCATCTAATTCAGCAGTTCTCATGTCAGATAAAATAGACTCCATATATTTAGTTCTTTTCTCTACGCCATATTGATCTTGAGAAAAAGCTTTTATATCATAAGTTCTTTCAGCTATACCGTTAACAACAATATCAACAAACTTAGGTATTATAGGAACAGGTGTCCAGTCTAAATTTAAATAGGACAAATCACCGTTTATAGATAACTCATCCTTATATTTTTGTATTGACTGCTCACCTCTAGCATATAATCTTAGGTTATGAAAATTATTCATATTATTTCTATACCTATTATCATTATAGTCATCATTAAACCACTCAGTCTCTATAGCTTTAGCTACTTTTAAACCATAGTCATAACTTAACTTTTCAGCGTCACTTACTGTTTGACTAGGAAAATAACTTTTACTAGAATATCCCATATTACTTTATTATTTGTGAATTAGTTCCATTGTTGTTATATCTGGAAATACTTATATTTAGTTTAGGTTTTTCAACTTTTGGATTTGGTCTATACAAATGTTTGTTATTAGCCATGATAGCTAAACCGCTACTTATAGTAGCATCAAACTTTGTTCTTTTGTTTATATCAAATTTAGCCCAATCATTTAATAAAGAATTAAAATATAAACTTCCAAAACTACCATCTTGTTTCATACCAACGTGATCTTGTATATATGTTTCAATAGCTGCAGCATGAGCTTGTTTTATGTCTTCACTAGAGTTTGGTATACCACCTATTTCTTTTTCTGCTATAGATAATTTATTCCAAATTTTATCTGGTCTGTTCATACTAAAACCTCTATAACCTCTACGTCTTAAATAATATAAAAGTCTAGGTTTATTGTTTTCAGCAAGTATTGGCATACCATAAAACGCTAAAGCCATTAATACATCTTCAAAAAATATTTCTGCCGTAGGTGGTCTTGATAAGTATTCTAAAAAGAAGCTGTTCGCAGGAGCGTCCTCCATACTAAACTTGGTTAAGCCATGTAATGCTCCTTTAGAACCTTCTCCATCTACGGTTCCTGATATATCATAAGAGTCGCAACCAAATGATCCTATGTGTTCATTACCAGGATATCTCACACCATTTTTTAATATAACTCTATTTTGTAAATCTTTTTTTGGTAGCCAACTAACTTCAAACCTACCTTTTGGATCTGGATAAAAAATTACTTGTGAATCTTTAACACCATTAGCCCATTGAAAATTACCTTTAGTAACACCAAGGGCATTATACATTTCTTCGTTATAATCTATTTGTTCGTATATTTTTACTAAATTAAATATACTGTTTTTTGTTTCATCTCTAAACGCGTGCTCTTCAGTTCTTGGAAACTGTCTATAAAACTCGTTTAAAGCATCTTGATCATCTTTTAAACCATCAGCTTCATTTTGCCAATTATCTATTACACCTATATCTATTAGTTCACCATCTGGGGCAAACACGTCGATGTCAGGAGTATTGAATACTGGAACTCCATACTCGTCAATAA